GTAAAGACTCAAGCCCTTCCATAACATTAGCATCTTTTAATCTTTGTATTTCGTTGTTTAAAAACATCTTTAACGAAACAGCGTTATCAGTAAAAGACATAATGTAGTGCGACAACAATTCTCTTTGTTCATCAAGAAGTTCGTGTGAATACTTCTCGTTAAATTTCTCAATAAATGTTTTAACGACAAGGTTATCAACATCTTCAGTTTTTTGCTCTTCAAAGTTTGCAGACATCATTTCAATAACTTCATTCTCTAATAATACTTTATCTTTCGGTGAAGTTCTAATTGAAAACATTTGGTCGATAGTTGCAAGAGTCTTGTAGTTTGGAACAAAGTTGTTAAAAATATCAGAATCAATTTGTGTATTGATATCTTTAATTGCTTCTGACTGAGCCTTAAAAAGACCTGTAGGATCTATAAAGGTTTTTTGCATCTTGGTCTCGTTCAAAATTCTTCTAGAATCTTCAATACTTAAGCCTTGGTTTTCGGACAAAGATTGGTAGCATTGTAAATCTTTTCTTAATATAGAATTAAATCCAAAGTGCTTGTTCACAATAGACACCACTTTGTTTTTTGTTTCGTGATCGCCCCGCAAGATAGCAGCAGTAGCTTCTTTGATTAGCGCTTCATAAACAAGTGCAGTGTTCCTTTTCTTATTGTGTTTTCTTTTCATTTTTTTGCTCCGTTAATACAGTATTGCTTTCAAGACTTTCAATTATATTGCGAACCGAATCGTTTACATGAAACAATTTATCTTCTTCGCTTTGCTCTCTCAAATTATAAATAGGCTGTTCTTGCTCATAAATACCTTTTGCTATGTCTGGTATGGCTGCCACATTATCTGTTTTGGATAATGAGTTTATTTGTGAGCCTGGAAGTTTTGCTCGATTGGCGCGGCCTCTTTTCTCAGCATTATACTTAGCTGCCATACTTCTTTTACGTGGGCCGCTATCTTTTCTACGGTCTCGCTTGGCAGGAACATAAGAGCTTTTCTCGTACTGCCTAACGTCACGCGAGCCGGGCGGTACCGCCAATAAAGGCGACTCGTCTCCTCCTCCTGCTCCTCCTCCAGCGTCTCCGCCAGCAGGGGTATCACCACCAGCGGGTGCACCGGGATCTGCGCCGGCGTCACCAGCCGGCATCTCTTCGGGACCACCTAAGTCGCCACCAAGATCTCCGCCTAAGTCGCCACCAAGATCCCCGCCTAAACCACCGCCAAGACCACCACCGGCATCTCCGACTGCACCTTGTTCAGCAACTGCTTGAAGTGCTGCATCTTGCTTACGGTCGTAAAACATTTCGCGCTGATTTCGAATAAAGTCTTCATAAGACATGCCGAAGATATGTTCTGCTACCCAGCGTCTAGAGAAGAAGCCTTCTGTTGCAGAAGCGGCGATGTCGAACTTCGCTTTCCAATGCTCGATTTCTTGAAGCTCGGCAATCTTCGATGGGTTGTTGAGCGATAAAGAGAATGAAAGCAAATCATCACCACGGAATCCAAGAGTGTAAAGGTGGATAATGCCAATTTTTTCAAGCTCTGCAATGATAACTCGCTGGAGCCTCTGGATTGTTCTTGCGAAACGGATGTCCTTTTGGGCAAGTGTTGTCTTGTCTTCTGCTGCGCCTTCGCCCATTGACAAGTAAGCCTGGGGAATTTTTAGCGCGGAAAAGAGCTTGTCACGAAGGTACTTGATATCGTCAATTGCAGTGATGTTCTGTGCGCCGGCGAGGTTACTAATTTCGGTTGCTGATCCAGGGCGAACTGGAATAAAGTAATCTTCTTCGATAGACATCGGGTTATATCGCAAGTCAACGCGACCAGACGTTGCATCAACAACAGAGTGGCGCTTAAGTTGAGTTACAATCTTTTCCATATACTGCTCAACATCCTGCGGCGGAACGGCGCCAACATCAATCTTAAACACGCGGCGCTCGGAAGAACGAACAACTCGATAAGCCATCATTGCATCTTCCATAAGTGTAAGTTGACGCCAAATACGACGTGCAGGCTCAAGAATAGAAGTTCCGTATGGTGCATACTTATCGTTACCAAGAACACGGAAGTGAGCAACCTGCCAGTTTTCAAATGTCATACCCGCAGAGTTCCACTGATATTGGATGTAGTTGGGGTTCGTAGAGTCTTGGCCTTCAAGTCTTTCAATCTCTTGAATAGGTAATGATATGGCAGACTTGACACCATGGTTTTCGTCAATGTCCAAATACAAGAAAAAGTCTCCGTACTTGCACATTGTACGCGACCAACCAAATAAGTTATATTGTAAGTTCAAGATGTTATCATAAAGCAACGCAAGCACTGCTTTGATTTCTTCGTTAGAGCACTTAATATTGAGCATCGGTTTTAAGTCAGAGTATGTTGTCATCTCGTCAGCATAGATATCAAGTGTCGAGGCAATCTCGGGCATATACTCCATCTGATCAAAGTCTACATATCGCTCTGAACGTCGCTGATTTGCAATTGCGTTTGTGGCAATAGTGTCGAGTGGGTTATATAAAGTCTTCTTAAACTGTTGACCTGAAGCAGTCTTAAAACGAGAAGAATACTTGTCAAGGTGTTGGCGTCTAATTTTTCTACCGGACTGCGAGCGGTAATTAACAATAGGCCCAGAGAATAATCTTGTAAGTCTCTTGAATAACTCAGATTGTTGGTTTGCTGGGTTGTTGCCTCTTCTTTTATTTCTTTTGTCTGCCATTTAATTTCTCACTTTATAATCCACTTATATTGATCATACAAGTTTTTAGCTTCGTTCATTTTATCAAATATGTTGTCTTTTTTGTAGCCATCTTGACCTTTTATTTGTGTGTTCATAGTAGTTTTAGTAGTCACAATTGCGTTGACAAAAGCCTTTTGATAATTTAAATCTCTTGCGCTTGTTTGCAATGCTGTGTCTCTAACCCAGCAACCAATCGCTAACGCCATAATTAAATCATCATGGTATCCTTTCATTGCTTGTGGCTTACCATTCCTCCAAATAAAAGTTTTCATCTCGTTAATTGTACGAGAAGAATATATTTTAATTAGTTTGTTTCTTATAAACTCTTCTAATTTCGCAACTATAAGGGGTCGTGTCTTCATTGATGTTGTAAAGCCGGCAACTGCAGAATTTCTTATTTCAGCTTGGTGTTGCTCTATGTACTCGTGTGTAGACTTAACAGAGTAGTACAAATTTGGGTATCCGTATTCAACAAGTTTATCGAGGACCGTGTAACCGATGTTATTGTTTTCTACCACAAGCATCGCATTTCCAAATTCTCGCCCTACTTGGTTCAAGAAGTTTGCATACATGTCTGGCGTTGGCTTACCTTGATACTCGCCTACTATTTCGAGAGTCTCTAACTTAAACATATGCAAAGTGGAATAGTCTGCTCCGTCTCCGCGAGAGACATCAGCAACAGCAAGATAGTTGCAAGAAGGATCAAACTCTTCCCAAATCCAAAAGTTTCTGTCGAACCCTGTTCTGTGCTTTGGTTCCTTTACGTTGTCTAGCAACCACTTCATACACTCAGGATCAATTACGGTCTCACCTGACGTATTGAAGTTACATTCAAGCTCTTGGGCTATCTGACGCTTTGACATGTTCTTGGTTTCTTTTTTGTACCAAGTTTCGTCTCTGTCGGGGTGTACATCCCAAGGCAGTGTTGTTAGGTGAAAATTGTTTGCATTTGCCTCTGCATCTGTGCAAGTCTTGTGAAACCAGTTACCGACACCGTTAGGAGTCGAGAGTGCAATGCAGCGACCACCAGTTGACAGCGTAGGATAAAGACCAGTCCACAGTTCTTCAAGGCCTTCAATGTGAGCAGCCTCATCAAGAACCAGAAGCGACAGTGCTTCCGAACGACCAGCATCACCTGATGTGGAAGCAGCCTTAATAGACGAACCATTTGACAACTCAAAAGACGTGCGGTTGTCAACTGAGATGGTGGCAATGCGAATCCACTCAGGTAAGTTCTTCATAATGCTTTTGACTTTCTTGACCAAGTTACCGGCTGTAGCAAACTTGGTAGCCATAACAAGGATAGACTTATCGCGATGAAAAAGCATAAGCCAGGAAATATACCCGGCTGTGATCGTAGAGATACCAAGCTGTCTAGCTTTTAAGATAACATTAAACCGATGATCATTAAAATCATTTAGTAACGTATCTTGAAAATCATAAGTGTCAAATAATATTAACCCTTGTAATGGGTGAGAGATCCTAGCATATGTTTTAAGAAAGTAAGCTGGGTCCTTTCCGCATTTAAGTATTTCTTTGACTTGTTGTTTTTTGTCTAATCGAAATGCCATTAGTCATTTGATGGTTTAGGTCTCGTATCGTTATCGGGACGCTTGCCACCGTCACCAGTCCAGCCGCCTTGTGAGATGAACTTCTCCCAATTAGCTTCAGGCTTTGTA